AGATCCGACTTTTGGAAATTTATTCTTCAATGTCAAAAAGATTCTGATCTAAGCAAAAAAGTACCGATGGTTATATTTAAACAAGATAGGCAGAAAACCTTGGTGATTGTGCCCTCTTATATAACGTACTCAATTAAAAAATATATAGAGATTCACAAAGAAGAAAATTCATATAAGGTATATTACTTAGATGATTTACTCAAGGAAGAAGATTACCATTGGTTTGATTGAGGAGGGTTTCTAAAAGATTTATTTGTCCTCTTAGAATATGCTCAAGAGCTTCTTCCGTCGAAGCACCTTCTTCTTTCTTAGGATTATAGAATTTTCCTTCCATCTTCATAGATGCTTCATCAGTCTTACACACAGTTCTAGTGTTTTTACCAGCCCGTTCTAAGCCTACTTTAATTTTTCTTTTCCCATCACTTATTTTAATAGTAAAACCATTGATCTCCACCTTAGTATCTTTTGAGCCCGCCAAAGACTTAAGTAATCCTGTTTGGGAGAACGCTATGCTGTAGTCATCTGTAGAGAATACTTGTGACATGTCTCGGATATTACCGCCTGTAGAGTATGCCATAAGCATAGCAGCGTTCTTGGCTTTCTCACTGTCCTGTTCGCTGGATAAACCCTTCTCTAGTTGTTGCATCTTGTATAGACGCGCAACTTTCTCAGCCAGCCTTTCCCTCGCAGAGATATCCTCAAGGTCAATTAGCTCTAACTCTCCGTCTGCGTTCGTCGTATACAAAACATCTTGTAAAGGAGATGCTGCCAAGTCTGAGTAGCCCGTCTTAGCCTTTAATTTATTTAATAGATTATCCGCTCTAGCCTTAGGTGTTTCCAAAGAAACTTTACCATTCATAGCGTACACCTCAGTATCTATGAACGAAGATTTTAGTTTGTCTACGTTGTCTTGAATTCCTTTATAGTAATCGAAGCTTTCCTGCCATCGACCCAAAGCCTCTTCCCTCGAACTCTCTTTACCATCCCAGCCATACAACTCTGTTAGCACTCTGTCTCGCATCCCCTCAGCGTTATAGTTACTATTCCCTGCAAAGGTCGGGTCCATGTTTTTAATTAACTGATCGTCAGAGTTAACTTCTCCCAGCTTACCGTCTGTACTGGAAAGATACCTCTTGGAACCTATAGATACTTTCCACTCACCGTCAACTTGATAAGGTTCTATCTTTAGTTTTTTACCTGCTGCTCTAGCAGCGTCTTCGGTATCAAACACAGCGATGATATCATCTCTCTCGCCTCCTGCTGCCTTGCCTCCTCCAGTACGCTCGGCCCTCGATGCGCCAAGGTCATCAACAAAATCGTTTACAAGCGACAACTCTCTGTACAAGTAATCCCTGAACGCGGGGGCGCTGTTTAAAATCTCAAACAAATCCTTCTGGTATTCTGATTCTGCGAAGAGTTCTAAATCTAAAGTAGCAGCGTCATCGCCGCCATAGGCAGCAACTATTTTTTCTAGGTCCCCTCTCTTCTCTCTGATCAACTTTTTAAACTCTTCTCCTACGGCCTTCCTTTCCTCTTGAGTTTTTGCTGCCTTGATATTAATTACAAATACTGTAATGTCTTCGAAGAAGGTTCCCCTAATACCATTTAACCCTTGTGATGCTACTGAATCCGAGGGAACTTGCTTTAAAGAGTCCCTAGTTTTGCCGCATAGTTTTTCTATCTGGTTTAAAGCTCCGTCCAGAATCTTATTAACCGTAGGGAATACTAAAGACTCTGTTTTATCAGCCCCATAAATTACCGGCTTATTCTTATACATCCCTATCAGAGGGCTATCTTCATTACTCACCTTCTGACAGAATTTCTTGGCCTCCTCGCTCCCCTTTTCTATCCCTGGGGATGTAGCTAGAATATTGAACTTTTTAGCCATTGATTCTGCTTGAGCCACAGAAACCTTACCACCCTTTACCGATTTCTTTCCGTCCGCATTTAATTTTCTGACCTCACCTTGCAATATTTGTTTAATAAATCCTCCACGCAAAGTATCGTAATTGCCTAGTGTAAACTGAGCCAATGCAACAGAGTCAGACATATCAATAATTTGATTAGATATTAGTTCTTTTATCTTACTAAATCCTTTAGCTAAAATCGTACCCATCCCCTGATATTCAGTGCCTTCAACACTACCCTCAATTGTTCTATTACTTTCTTCCTGAGCGAGCTTTTCTTGCGCCTTTGTTATCTCCGCATCTCGCTCCATGTCCTCTGTAGAACCGCTCCCTCCTTCACCCTCTTCTCCCTTTGGAGACCATGCACCTAGCAACTTAACTGAATAGCTTTTCTTATGCGTTTTATTGGGGTTAATATCGTTCTTATAGCTACCAGCGTTAACTATCTTACTCCCTGCGTTTCCACCCTCAATCTTAACAGAGTTTGGTTTTCCCTCTACAGGAGTGACAGACATGTTTCCGTTCTTGCCTAAACCAGTTTGCTCCTCGCCTTCCGCCGCAGCCTGAATAGCAGAATCAATATCTTTAAAGGCACTTAGCTGCGCGGAAGAATAAGCGTAAGCTTCGTTAAGATAAGTAATCTTATATGTTCGCTTCTTTAGCTGACTGTAGCTTTCTAATAATTCTGAGAAGTAATCCATGTCTTATTATAGATGAATAAAAATAGCCCCGCCCACACAGGTAAGGACGGGGCTAAAAACCTACTTGTTTATCACTGCGTTGGGTTTGAATAGTTGTAGACGTTCATGAAGTCGTACTTGAAGTTCACTGTAAGCATGTGAAAATCGTTAGTAGCGTAGTTGAATTCCGCAGCTTGCCATGAAGTGGGATAGACTCCGTAAAGCTCTATGGTAGAATGAGGAGTTAGAGTATTGTCTAACTGAATAATCTCAAGCTTGTCTGCTTTGAATACGTTACCTGCCCCGCCCCCAGGCTGACTACTTTTTGTCATCTCACCCGTAAGAGGATCGTAAGTATGACGGAAGTAGCGATAGAGGTCGGAGGCAGTCTCTTTAATGTAGAGGTTGTCGAAGTCGATGGTAAGCTCTCCAGGAGTAGTCTTACCTGGGTAGTGAACCTTGTCATTGACACGATCAACCACGATAGCCTCATTCCGCATCTCTAACCCACCAACTTTCTTAGCTGCTAGAGTTAGATCAGGGACGTTTGTGATGTCTTGAGGTAGGCCAAAGAGGTGAACCTCAAACTGATACGCCCGTACTGAATCAAGGTCAGTCGAGACGGTAGGAAGCCCCTGGCCTGGAGTGAAATCTCTACCGTATTTTGTCTTGTAATATGATGTTGCCATTAATTATCTCCTTATAGGGTTCCTAGATCAGCGGACTGATTGGTTAGGTTGATCTCAAACACAATGACCTCAGCGGTCTTGGTGGGCTTGAGAAGAACTTTTGTCCAGAGTTCGTTGCGGTCAACGCGAAGAGGAGTGTTGGTAGTCTCATCGCAAATAACTCGGAACTCTGTGATTCCCCGTCTTCTTCTGATATCGTCAAGGAAGGGGTTGACAACTCCTTCAATCTGTGACCAAGTAAATTCATCGTTCGGCTCGAAGACAAACCGTTGAGTGGAAGCAAGGAGTACCTTGCGGACATAGATCATTAGTCTTCGGACGTTAATCCTATCTAGTGATGTCGGCTCTCTTTGACCAGTTCTTTGGCCGAAGATAGTTAGACCTTGCTGAGGGAAAGCAACAATCGGGTTGACGACGTTACCTCCACTGTAAAGGCTGTCTCTATCTCCTTGGTTAAGCTTAACCTCAACCTCAGTAGGCTTAGTTAAGCGGCCTCTCTGGAAGCCCGCTGGAGCGAACCATGTATCTGAAACGGCGTCAGTGTAAGCCATTTGTCTAGCAGCAAAAATTGAAGGGTCATACCAGCGATCTTTGCCGTCAAACGTGCTGAAGACTTTGACCCAAGGCCAGTGTACCGCAGCAAACGAACTGTTGATCGCAGTTGTCCTTGAGTCTGTAGTAGCAGCTTGGCCGTTAGTCCAGTCAATAGCATCTTGGACCGTTCCTACCGCATAGGGAGGAGCAACTAAGGCCATGAAGTCTTGAGTGCTTTCAGCTAAAGTAATTAGAGCATTCTGAACTTCTTGAGTAGCAACTCCAGGTACAAGAGCAACTCCGACGTTGATTACATCGTCATCAAGAGCTTGCATTCCTGTCTTAGGCTCTTGAGCAGCACTTCCAATTAAAGCAGTTGATCTGCCAGCCTCGGTTGCCGCTATACCGTTTGTTCCACCAGCGAGGTTAGTAGCAGCGGAGCCGACTAGTTTGTTGAATCTTCCTGCCTGATCAGTAGTAGTAGTGACCGTATTAGCAAGTCCCGCACCATGACGGAAGGTAACTTCGAACGGCCCAGTCGCTAGTGAACCTAGCAAGCTGGAGAATCGCGTAAGAGGTGTCACCGAAATATCCAAGCCGTTTCTTACAATGTTTCCTTTGATTATTCTGGACACAGCGTTAGTTGTTCCAGTGTTAATTACGTCTTCTAGGAAAACTCCAGAAGCAACGAGGCTGGCTTTGAATGTTTCCAAGGCTACCCCTGCATCGTTCACACCCACAACAAAGTTTTGAGACCCTACTGAGGTTAGTGTTATTGAGTTGCCACTAGTATCTCCGTTAGCTAAAACGCCTCCGTTGTATCCTGCGCCAGGGTTTAAAGACTCAACTAAGTAGCTTATTGAGTTTGCTCCCGTAGTAGTTACTTGACTGCCGCCAATTACTACTGAGGAAGCCATCGTTCCAGAGATACCATAACCAGTTGCTCCAGAGGCTGGGTTGATAATTTGAAGTGCTGATACTCCTTTCGTAACATCATAAGATGTTCCAGAACATGCGGTAACTTCAAGGGAAGCCCCTGACCCCGCAAACCCACCGACAATAGCGCCCGAAAGACCAAGACCTGAATCAAAGGAACCATCATCAAAGACCCCAACTAGATCAGAATCTAAGGCTCCTCCAATGACTGACCTTAAAGCAGCCGACTGAGATCTAGCTGAGGCGGCATTTACTACGAAGTCTCTACCTGCACCAGCGTTATCTGTGAATCTAGCAACTCCTTCGGAATCCTTTACTTGAATTCTAAAAGTAATTGGCTCCTCAATCCCAAACCTTCCTGCTGCTGTGTTATCGGCTTGACCAGAAACTGCAATTGCTGGGCAAGAACCAATAGAAAGTGTAGCAGAAGCGTCTATTGCATCAGAATCAGCGCATCGAATGAAGTATACTGCGTTTGTTTGCTCAAGAATCTCAAGAGCACCCTCAAGACCTTGACCATTAATGGCCTCACTGGGTCTACCAAAAGTTCTAACCAGCGACTCTTGATCAGTAATTAAAGTTGCTTTGTTGGTGGGTCCTTTAGAAGCAAATCCAACGATACCTACAACTGAAGTATTAATCGAAGGTGTGAAATCAGAAATGTCCTTTTCTACGGTGTATACACCGGGGCTTAAGTAGTTGGGGGCCATAATTTATCTCCTATGCGTTGGAAATTTTAAACATTCTACGTCGGTGTAGAGTCTTAATTTGTTCCGTAATGTAGTGGTCAGGAACCACTAAACTTTCCCCCGGCTGCATCCATTTCTCTTGAGCACCCTTCTCGGTGCGAAAATAAACGGTGAATGATTGTAGACTATCGTTCTTTACTACTTTCATAATTTTTCCTTCCTTAGTATGTAGACTACTAACCTAAGTTTTTTGGTACTTTTTTATGGAACAAAAACTCGGGTAGCCAATGTAGTGGTTACTGCATTTGTGTGAGGGGGTTCACCGTGAGGTGCGACGGTATCTCTAACAGTGCTAACAGGAATACCTCCAACTAAAATTCTAGGAGATCCAGGACCAATAATAGATCCTCTTGCTGTGGAAACCCCTATTAATGAAACAGGTCTCCCCTCAACGGTCACTCTAGGGTCTCCTGTTGCTTGGTGAGCACAGGTGGCTGGAGAGCCTGCAACAGTAGGTAACCTCATGGTAAAATAACCTCAGCATTAAACTCTTCTATCTTACCAGTAGAAGTAACAAGAAACTTAGGGTTGGGTACATAGGTCCTAAAGACTACGTTAAAGGTCTTTTTTATTACCCTATCTTCCTTATCCCCTGCCGTCACGGAGCCCAAGTCTTCCTCTGTATCCAAGAAAGCTTTGGCTATTGTGGAAAACTTGGTAGAGACATTCATTTCCGGGTTGAACTTCAATCTAATCTGTTCCAAGATCTGATCCATGTCGGCCATGTACTTACACCATACGTTTAACTGATAGCTTATATTAATGGGTCTAGGAGCTAGGCTCAATACTCGGAAAGCCCTGTTCTTTTCGGCGTCCCAATACTTTTCATTGATTAAAACGCTTTCCTGCCTTCTTCTAGCATCGTCATTAGACGTTGTTGTCTGCGAAATAGTTAGCATTGGAAGGACTATATTCTCTTCTTGTTTGAGTTTGGCGATAGCTCTCTCTGCGTTAGCATGGAGGCATTTAATTTCTTTGAACTTATCCTCAGAAGAAATGTAACCAATGTCATTGAAGGAAGAGATCATAGCTCGAAGCGAGTCTCTATAAACAAAAGAAATGTTTTGCTTGGCCTGAGTCATTTTGAAGATCTTTCTTCTGACATCACCCTCCCTAGTAGGGTAATACCTATTCCTGCTTTCGTTACTACTAGCGTCCCAGTTAAGTATAGATTCTATTGAGTTGTTTTTTTTCATAGCTCTTCGATAGCCCCTCCATACCCACCTAACTCATCACTGACCTTAGAGAGAGGAGTGTCTTGGACTTCCGTGCTGTCGCGAAGGAGCTTGGCAGAACAGACTAAGTGATAAACACCATACGCTTCGAAGCTATCTTCAACCACCTCGAAGATTTCATACTTCTGATCTTGAAACATAGGCTTGATTACGTCACCAGGAATGACGGGCCTACCAAGCTTAGTCTCAATGTAACTTTTGTTAAACGTAAATAGCTGGTCATTAGTAAGCTCAATACCAAACTGCGTAAGCTCCTCTGACATAGAAATAGGATCGTAGTGCCCATGAACTGTGATGGGTGTCTTAGACACTACCTTACTCCTCTCCTCTCGGTACACATCGTCGTAGTTGTCTGACTGGTAATACTTATAGAAGTAAAATTTGGAGCCAGCTAGACGAATCATCTCATCATCTACAAGGTTGAACAGGTTGATGTCAGGGTTGTCCTGATCAAATAAACTAAGCGCACTGTCATCCGTATCTATGTCTGGCAGTGCTGGTAGCTTAGTCGTTACCTTGTAGTTCTTGTTGCTCATCCGCCGTGTTCCGATCCGTCAGGACCATGCCACCGTTTGGCTATGCTGCGAGCACTGGGGGGCTTAGTCTTCTTCTTCCTTATTACTACTTTCTTTTTGGCCTTGGGCTTAGGCTCGGGAGCCTTGGGCTTAGGCTTGGAAGCCTTGGGCTTCTCGCCGGGAGAAACATCCCTCGCGGGGCCTGTTCCGTCAGCATTAAAAGTTGCAATGCCTCTCCCACCTAACTCTCGTCTTAACTCGTCTCTAGAATTGTATTCGCTAATTAACCCAAGAGATTCAGCCATAAGGTAACCCATGTCGTGGTAGACTGTGTGATCAGGAAGCCTTCCCACAGGACCAGCGGTGTTTTTACTCATCACTTCTTTGGCTCTTGTTCTTTTACCTTCCTTTGATTTAGTTCGCCTAACAACTCTAAATAATTTACCCGGACTAGGAGCCTTAACACCCTTCGCTTTTTTGCCTCCTCTCTTATGACCAATCTCTTCAGAACCCATTGAGTTGGTGCCGTGAGGATTTTCAGCGGGAGTTGTATCATCCGAAGCTTGCCCTTCAGGGAAGTTCGGTCTGGCGGGAATAAGTTTGTTTTTCTTAGCCTTGTTCCTGCGCTTTGTTTCGCCTTCGTTTAACATATCAGAATAGTGTGAATACTGGTGGTTCTTCTATCTCAGATAGAAGTTCTTCTTTGAGCTTTTCTTTTTCTTGATCACTCTGTTGTATGAGTGCTGCTCCGTTCAAGCTCGCTCCACCTCC